TCTGGAAACCACCCGCAAGATGCGGTGGATGGAACTGAACGCAGGCGTCGTTCGTGAAATCCTGGCTAATATGGCTATGTATGCCGTAGGATCTGGCATCAAGCCGAAGGCTCGCACTGGCGACGCAATGCTCGACAAGAAGTATGAGGAAGCCTTCGACGAATGGGCTTCCGTTCCCTGCGACATTACGGGCCGCTTTAACTTCTACGAACTCCAGCACATCATCGCCCGTCTTGTCTATCGTGACGGCGAGTGCTTCCCAATCAAGACCAAGAACGGTGCTGGCGAACCCTGCATCCAGTTGCTTGAGTCCCACCGCATCGGTAGCAACCAAAGCGGAGCCCCGCCGCCCAACGAGGTGGACGGTATCCATTTCGGCCCTTATGGTAAGCCCGATTGGTACAATGTGATCAAGTCGGACGGCTCTAGCCGCAAGGTTCCTGCCAACGCCGTGATGCACGTTTATCAGCCTGAAGTCGCTTCGGGTGCGAGAGCGTACAGCCCCCTCCAGCACGCTATCAACAACATCGTTGATATGCTGGAAATCGTCAGTCTTGAGAAGTTTGCGGTCAAGATGAACAGCGACGTGACTCGCACGATTACCCGTGAAACGGCTCAGTTCGACGGGGCTCAGTCTGATTTTGAGGCGTTCGGTATGCGTCCCCAGGACGTCGGCGGTAATGGCCTTACCGATCCGAACGAGGCTTCCACCTTCATCGGCGGCAAGATCCTAGCCCTCGCCCCTGGCGAGAAACTTGAGTCCTTCGTGTCCAACCGACCGAACCAGACTTTCAACGGCTTCATCGAGTATCTTGTCCGTGACTCCGTTGCTGGCGTCCTTCCATACGAGTTCATCTACGACCCATCTGCCGCCTCTGGTGCTTCAATGCGTCTCATCGTCGCCAAGGCCGATCGAGTGTTCCAGCATCTCCAGACCGTTCTGATGAACCGTTTTCTTACCCCTGTCTGGGGTTATGTGATCGGTAGCAAGATCGCCTCTGGCGAACTGCCTTCCTGCGAATACTGGAACAAGGTCGTCTGGACTACCCCGAAGCGTGTCACCGTCGATGCTGGCCGTGATGCGGCTCAGAACCGAGCCGACATTGAACTAGGCATCAAGACCATCGGTGAGAACTGCCTAGAAGAAGGCGAAAACTTCAACGAGATGCTTCGTCAGCGTGCCTGCGAAGCAAAGGCTTACGTTGATACCGCCAAGGAGTTCGATATCCCACTTTGGATGCTCATCAAGCCTACCAACGTCGCCCTGGCCGATATCACCAGTGAAGAACCAGGTGAGGAAGGCGAAGAAAAGGACGAGGACGTTGACCTCGATGAAGCCGAGGAAAGTGATGAAACCAAGGACGAAGAAGAAACCTCTGAACCTCAAGACGAGGACGAGGACGAATAATCTATATGCGAAACCTTATCCACGCCCTTAAAACCAGCAAGCGACTGATGATTAGTCCTTCGCTTGCGAAGGCTTATGTCGATAGTGTCAGTGACCTCAAAATCAACGTAGATACCAATGCGGCTGATGTTAAGGATATCCTGAAGATGATGTTTGGCGAACAGCCTAAGATGGAAATTGTAGGAAAAACCGCAATCATTCCCATCAAGGGTGTAATCGGTCGTGGCCTATCCGAAATCGAGAAGATGTGCAACGCCGTCGATGTGAACGACATTACGGCTAATCTTAACGAGGCTATTCACAATGAGGCGGTCGAGAAGATTGTTTTCGACGTGGACAGCCCTGGCGGTAATACCGACGGACTTGAGGAACTTGCCGAGAAGATCTACAACTGCCCCAAGTTCACCGAGTCTTTCAGCGAGAACTGCGTCCACTCAGCCGCCTATTACCTGGCTTCTCAGGCCAAGCGTTTTTCTATCACGAAGTCTGCCGAGGTAGGCTCGGTCGGAGTGTTCATGGCCTTCCCTGACGTCTCCGAGGCTTACGCCATGGAAGGCGTTAAGATGGAAGTGATCCAGTCTGGCAAATACAAGGCCATGGGCATCGAAGGCACTAGCCTTTCCGATGAACAGCGTGCATACCTCCAGGACGACGTGAACGAAGGCCACGCCGAGTTCAAGGCCGCCGTCAAACGCCGCCGTAGTTTCGTCAAGGACGAGGACATGGAAGGCCAGTCTTTCGGGGCTAAGAAGGCCGCTGAAAAGGGTTTTGTTACTGGCATCGTAGATGGCATTGGTAGCGTGATCATCTCGGACTACGCTTGACATAAGGCCATTGGCAATAATCCGCTATGTCGTCCATCGAAGAACGTCTCAATTCCCTCAAGGAAGCCTTCCTTGGTAAGTCGGCGGAAGCCGAATCCAAGGCTCTTGAGGTCAACGCCCTGACCGCTAAGGTCGAGGAACTTACCGCCGCTGTCGCCGCCAAGGAAGTCTTTGCCGCCGAGGTCGCTGGTAAGGTTGCCTCCCTGGAAGCCTCTCTCAAGGACGCCGTGGCTAAGGCCGAGGCTCTTATGAAGGAAAAGGAAGCCATCGAAGCCTCCTTTGAAACCGCTGGCAAGAAGGCCGCTAAGATCGCCGCCTCCGTCGGCGTCGAGCCGCTTGAAGTCTCCCCCGCTGTCTCTGCCGCTGAAGCCAAGACGGACGATGAGATCGCCCAGGAATGGGCCGCCATGAAGCAGAAGGACGCCAAGGCCGCCTCCGAGTTCTACACCAAGAACCGTTCGGCCATCCTGCGTGCCTCTGGCCTTCGCTAATCTTTCACCCTAAACTCACCCTAAACTACTATGTCTAACGCTATTGGGGGCCTAACCCTCCAACTCGTCGCTGAAGAATCCCTGCGGACGCTCGTTCCGCAACTCCAGCCTCTCACCAAGATCGCCGTCACCGACTTCGGAGCCTATGTTGCCGAACGTGGTACGACCGTCCACACTCGCTATGCTGGCAAGTTCACCGCCGCCAACTACGACCGAGCCACTGGCTTCGTCGCCTCGGATGCGGTGTCCACCGACGTTCCCGTGACCCTGGTTGACCAGAAGCACGTTACCGTCGCCTTCACCGACTACGAAGTTGCCACGCTTTCCCTGGAACGCCTCCGTCGCCTGTTCATGGCTCCGATGGCTAACGCTGTCGTCAAGTCCCTGTTCGACCAGGTTCTCGGCAAGGTTGACAGTTCCTTTGACGCTGGTTACAACGGCACGCAGGCTGGTTTCAACCGCATCGCCGTCTCCAACATCGCCAAGAGCCTGACGCTCGCCAATCTTCCCCAGGAAGGTCGTGCCGCCCTCGTCTCTCCCGATGCCTACCAGCAGTTGATCTCCGACCCCGTTATCGCTCAGGCGTTCTCCATCGGTACGTCCGACGTTATCCGTGGCAACCGCCTCGGCATGATCCACGGCATCGACTTCTACGAATACAACGGCTTCGACGCCGCTGGCCTGGAAACTGGTCTTAACGGTGTTGTCTCCTGCAAGGAAGGTCTTGTGGTCGTCACCCGTGTTCCTGCCGCCCCGACCACTGGTGGTGGCGAACAGACCATCGTTACCGACCCCGACAGCCAGTTCTCCTACGCTCTCCGCTACTGGTACGACTGGTCTGCTGGTCTGCACAAACTGTCCGCCAACTGGCTCATCGGTTCTGGCAAGGGCAACCCCGACGCCCTCCAGAAGATCACCTTCTCGTAAGGTTTCTAGGAGGGGCAAGTGTCCTCTCCGACGCACAATGCAGAGAGGCCCATCCCATAAGGGGTGGGCTTCTTCTTTTTTATACTCCAATCCTTGACCACGGGCAAATGGTATGGCCGACATTTGGGCAGAGTTCGCCGCTGATGCGGCTTCCATTCTCACGGAGATTGGCAAGGACGTCACGATCAAGGCAGTCCCAGGTGGCACTCCTGTCGCCGTAAAAGCCATGATTACTCAGCCTATGGTCTTGCAGGACATGGAGACTGGCGGCTTCCTTAACCAGACTACCTTTGAAGTTAAGGTTCTCAAGTCGTTTGCTGACGCCAATCCTGGACTAGTCGTTTATGGTAATATCGTTACCTACGACGGCCAGGAATACCGAATTGTTGCTATCGCCAACAGACCCCCTGCGGCGTGGGTTATCGCCCGTGTCCAGACCAAGGAACAATGAACACCCGCCACGGAACCATCACGGTTCGCAAGGGTGTTGTTACGAACCTTCAGCAGTTCAGGCAGACTCTAGGGGCTTACTGTATTGTCATGGGCGGAAACGCCGCAAAACTTCTCCAGAAGCAAGCCAAGTTGTTCTGCGAAGATATGCAGGACTATACTTTTCCTACATACCCAGATGGATCTTTCGGACAGGACGGACGTTCTAGGTACGCACAAAGAGTTGGAATGGATCGTGTAAGAAGCCAGATTGAGGGTATTTTTATGCCTTTGGCTTACGTCGGGGCTGGGGCTATTCTTAAGCATAACAGCGAGTCTATCTTTGCCGCTTGGCTTGGTGCTAAAAAGAAAATCCCAGACCCTAAAATCCCAAACTGGCTTTTACAAGGGAGTCTCTATGGCCCACCCAAAGGAAAAAGCCTATGGACTAAGTTCAGGGAATGGGAGTATGCCCAAAAGCAGTCTAATGCCACTAGCAGAATTGACCTATCTACTTATTATAAAGGCGACCTGAAAGGCATCCATGAACGCACCAGGGGCGGGAATAAGGTTTCAATTTATTTTAAGGCCATGAAAACAGCCGCAGACAGCGGCCCACTTAGTGTAATTGGAGATACTGGATCAGAAATCCTGGCCTATTCAAAACGTGTGGAAAGGCGTGTCGGTGAACTAAAATCCGCTTGGTACACTGCTGGTAATACACTTGGACGCTTTAAGTCCGCATCCTGGATCATAGGCAATCAGTGGGGTACTGGTATTCTGATTAACCAATTATCTAATTCAACAATACCGTCAATTACGGTAGGAAACTCAAAACAAGGGCTTCATTCCGCATCTTCGGATTGGTATAAATACGCAATCTATTACAGGGCTTACGCCATGCGTGTTGAGATGTATAATA